TGGCGTGCTGAGTCTACAATCCCTATTGTGCAAACTTCAAAGGCAATCACTGCCTTAAATGGTCTAAATTTTGAACCAGGTCAAGAATTAAGAATTAAAGTACCACCCACAACTAAATTTTTTCAACCCAATGAATGTTATCTTCAAGCAGATATTAAGTTAAGTGGTGGAAGTGCCAGTGGTGAGGCAACTAAACTTCAATTAGATTCTGCCCTCGGAGGTCAGGTTTTAATCAAGGATATTAGGGTCTATACTTCAGCAGAAAAGGGATCTGTATTACTTGAGGAAATTCAAGGATACAATTCCATGGTTTCTGTCATGCGTGATTTTGATACGAATGATTCTGAAAAAAAGAAGAGAGCATTGACTGAAGGTGCTACGATTTGGTTGCCCAATACTCGTGGCACTCAAGGAACAACTAGATCTGATACGGCAAATATTTTAGATAATCCATATTTCTCAAGAGATCCTGAAACCACTGGAAATAAAAGAACTGCATTCACAAATGATCAATTTAATACTGCTAAATTATGTCTGCCCTTAGAATGTGGTATTTTCCGATCTGAGCGTGTATACCCCAATCTTCTCACTGGTCTTGAAATTGTTATTACCCTTGAAGAAGCAGGACGCTGTATTACTCAACTTGATAGTGTCATGAGGAACAAACGCCTTGCCTTAAATCCAGTATTCCTTTCTCGTAATGGATCTACTGCTGGTGCTGCTGCTGATATTGCTAATGGTGATACTATTGATAAAATTCACCTTGCCAAAGGAGAAAATTCTCAAGTTTCTGCTCAGCAATGCCCATTCTGTGTAGGTGAACGAGTTGCCATTGTCACTTCAAACAACGCTTCACTATTGACCACAGATAAAGATCTTGTTATTTCTCAGATAAATACAAACGCCTCAGGCACAGAAATTGTCTTTGATCCAGCAGACGCTGTATCAACTACTGCCGATACATTTACCGCCAACGCTGGATCTTATGTTGTATCTATGGCAGCAACAGATAGGGAAGGTGCTGTAAATGCTGCTTACAAACCTTCTTATCTTTTAAGTAATGTTGAATTAGTTGTACAAGAAGTGGACATGGGAAGTGGATTTGAGAGTGATATGTTGGGAGCAATGAAAGAAAAAGGGGTAATTGTCCAAGATATTTTAAGTTGCCAAAATTACAGATATTCTTCTCAGGCAGGTGAGGTTGCCCTAAATATTCGTCTCCCACTAAATAACGCTAGGGGGAAGGCAATTGTTTCTCAACCTACAGATTCTACACCATACACAGATTCAGGTCGTGTATCTTGCACTGGAACTTATAATGTGGGTGGTGATAACGCAGATAAAACTATGAATCAGTCATGTGCTGGAATTCGTGGTATGTCTGATAATATCACAAATTATCAATTCTTATATGACGGCAGACTTCAACCCAGTCGTCCAGTCCGTTGCTCTAAGACTTCTTCCAAGGTTTCTATTGATCAGCAACCGCTGATTGAGACGACCAAGGCACTTGTCCAATCGGACATTTCTGCTAAGTCTCTTCATGCCTTCAACAGCAACTGGTTGGTATCGAGGGCATTGGCACTAAATAAGGGTGTCTATGATACTCGTAATAAAGATTTTAATATTCAGGTAAATTATGAAGGAACTACTCCTACAAAGAATAAATTATGGAATAATTTTGTATTCCATTTAAGGAGAATCAATATTCGTGGAGATTCTGTTATGGTTGAATATTAAGTAAAAAATAATATTAAGTAAAAAATAATTTGTTTTGTTAGTTTTTTTTTTGAAATTTTTATAATATTTTAATTATTATAAAATATGAGTAATCGCTACCTATCCATAAAACCAAGTAATTCTAATGCCAGTCAATCATATCGTGACGGACGACCAGTAATTAGTTTCACTATTGCAGAATCTGAATCTGTATTAGTCCCTTCTTCAGTTAGATTCTGTGGTAAACTCCATGTGTACAGGAATTCTGCTAGAAATGAGGTTAGAACAGCAGACGACATTTCAATGGATTCAAGAACAGGAATGTGGTCAGTATTAGATCAGGTTGTTTTAAGTAGTGCCACTAGTAAACAAACAATTGAACATATTAGACATGCCAATCGTTTTTATTCAAGTTATTTAGGAATCTCTTCGAGTGAACAATCACTCATAGGTCATTTCGGTGAAACTGGTCTCACTTTACCTAGCACCAATGGTCAGAAATTATCGGTTGTAGACGAAGGCACTGGAACAAATAGTAATGAATTCTGTATCCATATTCCAACAGGAATGTTGAGTGGAACTTCTGCTATCCCTCTTTCTCGTAGGACAGGAATTGGTGGTTTGACCATAGATCTCCACCTCGCACCTGATTCAATGGTATTATTTAATAAAGCAGGAGACGCTACTGCATTCCCTGATTGTTTCTATGAACTCACTGATTGCCAGTTAGTTTGCGAAACTCATTCACCAAGACCTGAAGACACAGCAAAAATGGAGGCAATGGGTGGTTTTGAATATAATTCTATTTCAGGATATTATTCAACAATTAATTCAACGAATGCCGTAATAAATTTCTCACTTGGTTTAAGTAGGGTTGAAAGTGTATTCATGAATTTCATTCAATCTTCGTATCTGAATAATTTAGCACAGAATTCTCTTCAGACAATTATTCCTATTACAAAGACTGGTGCTATTGCTGATTTATCACAGGTTGTATTTACTAAGGGTGGATCAAGATATCCTCTTGACTATAATGTTGATACTCAGTTTAAGAAAGATTCAACCAATCCAAATGTAGATCCTCAGGTTATCAGAAATTTCGTAAATTCTGTAATTCCATTTAATCAACTAACCCACACTTCGATTTCACCAGTTAATACAAATAAGAGATACACCACAAATGATAATGGTGTCCTTGAAGGTGGATCTCTATATGGTGTAGGTGTTGCCTATGATATTCTTGGATCTACTGCTGGTGGAAATTTCTCTGAAGACACATGGGGTGTCCAAATGGATCTAGGACTTACGGACGATAACCCAACCTCTGCATTTATCTTTGTACATTCTAAGAATACCATTCTATTTAAAGACGGACAGATTCAGGTGATCCAGTAAAGGATATAAAGAATTAATCTCTATAATAATTATAGATTATAATGAGTGAAAAAAAATATACAATTTCATTAACATTCGAAGAATTACAACATGTTAAAGAAGCAATCAATAATCGAAATATGCATTATTATGTAGATTTTGTTGAATACGCAAATAATGAAGAAGAAAAAGAATATGAAGAAAAACAAATGAAAATCTTGGAAAAATTAAATAAAAGAATTCAAAAAAAATGGAATAAACTTTTTAATTAAATAAAAATACCTTTATCTATACTTAATTTTTTAACTTTTTTTTTAATAATTTTTATATTTCTTTAAATATAAAATGAGTATGTCTATCCCCTCTGTGCTTCAACCTGGAATGATTGGATCTAATCCTGAACAACGAATCGACACAATAATACATGAACCTGTTATTTTTTCGGAGTCTTTTCTGAGATACGAATTAACTAATCAGGGTCTATTGAATCCTTCGTCTCGTCTCACTTTTTCTCTTAAGGGACATGGTGATCACAATTCTTTCTTTCCTCTTGGTGTAGGTGTGAATTCTATTGTTGAACGAGCAACCCTAAAAATTGGTGGAAAAACAATATGTGAAGTCCAAGACTGGAATCACTATCAAGCATACAAATCTATGTTTATTGATCAGTCTGTAATTAAAGAACGAGAACAATTTACCTCTGCTCGTAGTATGTCAAACTCCGTTGTATACAATAAAGAAACTGAAATTTCTGAAAAAATATCTGTAGATATTGGAAAAGAATTCGAGATAAAAGCAACTGATACTGATTCTGAATTAAAGGTACATACATTTCAGAAATTAACAAATCAACCTGTTTTCTCAATTAAGTTAGACGACCTTTTTCCAGCAATCTCCAATATACAATTGCCGCTATTTTTATTAAGATCCGATCAGGCAGTCCAAGTTGAATTAACCCTAGCAGATTCTGTAGGTAAGAGAGCGTGTCTAGCACAGGGAGTTGCCAATGGATCGGCAACTCACCCATTCACCCTAGATCAGACTGAATGCCGTATGATTGCAGATTATACATTCCTTGACGGAGACGAAATGAATCAGTTTGCTGCTGCAAATCGTGATTTCTCATTCATGTTTCTTGAACCTCGAATGACAAAAACAACCCTTGCTGATCAGGCAGCAGCACAGAATGTTATCCGTAATGTAGGTGGTGCTGGTCGTCTAGTATCTAAAATGTTTGTAGGTATATCGTCTGCTAAAATGAGTGTTGATACTGCCTCAGGAGTCGATAATGTCAAGACTCTATTAAATGATTATCGTGCCATTGCCCCTGAAAGTGCTGCTCCTGGAACTTATGGAAAATTAGTGGCAAATGTTAAGAAAAACGACGAATTTTTATATCCACTTGACCGATCTAATTCTGCTCTACATTTCCATGGTGTATCTGATACTGAGGGAGCACCGCCTCATGTCACTCGCACTGAATATGCTCGTCAGGGACACGCTATGGTCAACAGGAAATTTGAAGGATATTCTATGGCAGGTAGTAATGAACTCCCAGGTCAATTCTTCTTTAATGCCTACAGAATGAATGACGGAGAACGAGTTGATTCTCGTGGTCTTGAATTACACCACAAATATGAGGAT